CTTTTATAGCTTCTTATGATTTGAAATCTGCTACTGATCTGATTCCTATTCAATTATATGAAAAGGTAATAGGTCATTGGACAACTCCTAGTTTTGCTCTTGCATGGTCTTCTTTGTTAACACAAAGAGACTATATATTCAAGGACAAAAATTATCGTTACAAACGAGGACAGCCTATGGGAACTTTAAGTTCCTGGGCTTCTTTAGCCTTAGTACATCACTATCTTGTTTTTCTTGCAGCTCGTAGAGCTAAAATGGAAAACTTTAGGGATTATTTAGTATTGGGAGATGATATAGTGATAGCTGACAAAAATGTTGCCTATCAGTATACTCAAGTATGTAAAGATTATGGTATAACTATTGGTTTACCTAAATCTTTTGTATCTGAAATTGGAATGTTCCAATTTGCATCTCAAAATATAATTGGGCAGAATAATATTTCACCTCTTTCATTGAAAGAAGTGCTATCTTGTTCATCTCATTCACATCTTTTCAAGAATACTTACAATGTAAGTAAACGATTAGAGTGGATGGACCGATTATTACGGAAAGGTTTTATTGATACTTCTAAAATAATCAATTTCATTAGACCACTCTTAAGTAGTCATGAATATGATATTTTAAAAGTTTCTTTAACAAAAGGAAAAATTCCTTCTGATAAAGTGAATTTAATTAGTTCTGTACTATCTACTTTATTTTTTAAAAAAGATAAAATAGGTAATATTGTTGATATTAATCAATTTATAGCCTCTTTAAGAGGGGATTATAATTTGTTTACCAACCTAATTAAATATTCATCAGATGAAGCATATTATCTTACTAAAATGTTGTTTAAAACATTTAAAGAAGATTTTATGCGATCTGAAAAAGAACTGGGTAACCATATGGAGTTACAATCAATGAGTAAATCATTGAATTCAACTTTACCAGGTGTATTATTAACTTTACATCCTAGTTTGTTAAACGGTAACTCTAGAACAGTAGAGCAGTATATGAAAATTCGTATTGAATTTTATAAACTACTTAAAGAACTTGAAACTTCTTTAACAGAAGAATCATGGTCAATACTGTACAATGGTGTCAGTGGGCGAATCAATCTTGATATGACCAAAATCCAAAGAATGTACGTTTTAACGTCACAATTAGATGGATTATGTGTAAAAAAAGATCTATTCAAACAGGCAATTACTCAGGTGGAAACTAAAATTCCATATCTGGTCCAATTACATCTTTCTTTATTAGTTGAGTTAGATAACTCAAAAGAGAGAGAACTGTTAGATATAGGAAGTATCTAACTTTTATTTA